GGTTCATTACTGGCTCTAGGGTGTCTATGATTCTTCGTTCCTTTTGGATGTTGTGTCTGACCTCCTCGATGGTGCAGGGGTGGACTTTGGTGAGCACTGGTTTAAATAACTCAACAAACATACCGTCACCGAAGTTACTCTCGACCACGATGGCGTTTACCTTGTGTTGTTTGGCCTTCATGGCGAGGGCCTTCATTGTTGTGTCGTCGTAGCCGCCCTGTAGTCCACCTCCGTCAGTGACAAAGAGGTAGCCATTGAGCATCTTAACGATACTGAAGGCTGTCTCGTCTCGGCCTCGCCCGGAGGGGTCAATGGACATCACAGAGCCTGTGTAGGGTATGTAGTCTCCTATGGTTTCCAGAGGGCGGTAGAAGCGGTCCCCTGAGAGGCCCACGTTGGGCACTGAGGAGTCCCACTCTAGTTTTGGGTCTCTGGCCCACACAAGCTTCTCAGGAGCCATCTCAGGGTCAACAGACATCACTATGAGGTCGCTGGTCTTGAGAGGGTATCTGTCTAGGTCGCTTAGCCGGGTATCCAGCATAAACTGCATGGAGAACCCAGTGCGTCCGTAGGAGGCTTCTCGCTCCGCTAGGTCTATGTCTGAGAAGCGCAGGGGTTCTGTGGAGCCGCCAGCTTTCTCGTCGTTCACACAGATAGGACTAACGGTCCCATCGTAGGTGCTTTGGTTGACCTTGGTTGTAACATACTTGGCTGGCCAAATCTGTTTACGGTAGCCTCGTTCGGTGAGCTTGTTGTAGATTGTGTCCTCACACTGTGGGGTTCCCAGAAAGAGGACCCTAGAGTCAGCGTCTGGTTTGATGATGGCGTCGAACTCCTTGACCTGTTCGCCAAGCTTGTCGCGCATCCCTTGTGTGGCGCTGTTGCCTACAACCTCAATATCGTCCGCAACAATGATGTCAGCTCGTGAGCCTGTCAGTTGAGACGTGACTCCCAAGGATTTGACGGAGGGGGCGTGGGAGGCGGGGGCTGGTCCGACATCGAAGGAGATTTTGGAAAATCGCTGTTTGTCTGTGGGTCGGAGGTGGGCGAGGATGGGCAACTCATGTATGAGTCTAAGTGTAAAAGTGCTAAAGTCGTCTGCTCTTGTTTTTGAAGCAGAGACGACAAGTATGTTCTTTCTTGGGTTGAGGAGGAGTTGATGGACAACGTATGCAGAGCAAATCCAACTCTTACCGACTCCCCTAAAGCCTTCGATAATAGCTCGTCTATCTCCTCGTTGCATGTAATCGGCGATTTCATATTGAATTGGTGTAGGGTCAGGTAGGTTGAGGTGCTTCCATACAACGTATAGAAAGTTCCTAAAGTCTTTTAGTTTATCAGGGATTACCACGGTTACTTGTTGTTACCTCGATTCTTCTTTTTACTTTGAATCTTGAGGTTACGCGAGCTGTTATTTTTGGGGTTTCGGTCGGCGTGATGCACGTCTTTCCCCTTGAGGGCCTTCTTGCCCTTCTTCTTTACCATGATTGAACGGGCCTTGTTGCGCCCAGCTCTGCGCTTCTTCTGCTTGCTTCTCTTGTGGTAGCCATCGTATTCCTTGCGGTAGTTTCTAGTTTTACTCATTTGCTGCTTCGTCGAAGGGTAATAGGTTTACAAGGTTATCCATAGGGTTCTCCTTAGATAGCCCAGCGTGGATTCCGTTGTCTTTTAGGAGTTGCCTAGCTGCGTTAAGGTCACTAGGCGCTGCTTCCCCGGACTCAATACGCATAATAAACTCGTTAATGAGTAGACTCTGGAGGGACTGTAGCCTTTTCTCTTGGTCTTCTATGTGTTCTTGTTTCTCCATTCTTTTACTATTCTAATCATTAAATAAATTAAGCTTAACCCGCCGACACAAATACCAACTAAAGCGTTGACGTCAGATAGGGTTAACGTGCTTACAATACCAAAGATACCGACTGCTGCTGGTGTATACGTTGAGTCCATGTCTTATGATAAAGCTGTAATTCCAACACAAGGTCTAACGAAATGAGGGGATTCAGTTCCTGCGCTTGTGTTAACATCAGCTACTACTCTTACTTGATGGAGAGTAGTATCGTTAGAATCTGAATTTTTTCTGCCTCTTAGTTCAATTACTTTATTAGAAGCCCAAGTCTGGATTCTTCCGTCATTAGTGCTAACCGAACCTCCTGTTCCTGTTATACGAAAAGAATACTTAACGTGATACCATCCGGGTCCGTAACCATCAGCCGGTCCGTATATAAAGCTGTATTGATTCGAAACCTCTGTGTTGTCTAAATAGAGCTTAAGAGAAGTTACTGGAGTCTCGTTTTGAGCACTAGCTCCAATCCAAAATCTACACTCATACACAACGATTTTAGCACTAGATGGTGGTTTATATGTAATTTGTGAGCCGGAAACGAGAACATCACTAGTAGTTAATGCTTGAGCTGATGTTACGCTTTGACTTGTAAAGTTTCGTGACCCTCCCGGTAGAGCGTAAGTTGCTCCATCACAAGGAACGTAGAGGCTTTCAAGCACATTGCTTTGAGTGTTAGCTACTGGTAACACCCCTGTCATTCCTGAGCTGATGTCGATAGCACCTTTAATCGCTGTTGCGTGTTGAGTTACCGCTGCTTGCGTAACTGAGGCGGTCGGTATTGTAAGTGTCTTACCGCTTAAGTTTAGTGTGCTTGCTAGTTTAGTAGCACCAACAACTCCATCCTTTATTTTGACTGCTTCTACCGCATCTGTAGCTAACTTACTAGCACCTACAGCGCCGTCCTGTATGTCGCTGTTTGTTGTAATCGCCCGACTTGCGCTTCCCGAAGCGTCTTCACTAGCCTCCTGAGCTGCAAAAAGTCCCTGCCTGTAGGCTGTGTCTAGGTCAGACTCTGAGATACGAGAGCCAGCCGTGAAGTCTACCAAAGCGTTTGTAGTAGTAGCTCTGTATATCCTAGCTGACGTAATGGTCAGAGAAGGGAATTGAGCCGCAACGCTACTGCTTAATGTTATTATTTTAGTTGTCTCATTTATGCTAGCTATAGGCACAACAACCCAAAGAGGTCCCGGAGTAAGAACAGCAAACTTGATGTCATCTTTGTTTAGATACTCAAAATCAAAGGGTCCGTAGTTAAGTTGAGATGTACCATTAGAGGCTGAGCCAGCTACTAAAGTTAAGGGGGTGTATGAATTAGGCATGGTTTTTTAAAAGTTAAGTTTATTGAGAAAAGTCACTAAGTTCCCTTCTGAGTCTATTGAGAGCAACACGTCTGTAAGCTCCGAAAGCTCTTGTTAGCATCTTGGTTCTTGGGTGGTCCTTGTCGCTGTTTGCTGAAGTAACTGGAGGTAGGTTTTGGTAGTCATTAGACTCAATAACCCTTCTTAGTCTTTGTCTAAGAGTGTCGTTATCTTCTCCACCAGTTGCGGTTCCCATAAGCTCAAGAAACCTATCGTAACCTGTTTGTCCTTTTGCGTTACGAATTTGCGTAAGGTCAACGTCTTGTCCGTTAATAGGTCTGACGTATGAAGGAACATTTCTACCTACTTCATGTTGCTCAAGCTCCAAGTCAACAAGGTCATTAGAAGCTGTAGACTGGTAGATAGGGTTCATAGAAGCCAAAAGACTCCCTCCCCCTTCTCTGCGTTGAATTTCACCAAGGAAGTTTCTGACGGGCATAACAGGATTCCCTCCTCGCCAAGCTGAAGGCAGTCTCCTTTTGATTTTATCCATCAAGGTTCTAGCTTCAAGAACAGCAGGGTCTTCTTCGAATATCTGGTTTGACCAGTTTAAGAATCCGGGAACAGCCATAGAGCTTAACACGTTGTCTCTAATATTGCCTCCGACTCTAGCTGGTTCCTCAAAAAGTTCCATAAGCTCTCCTAAGTTTTCAATATAAGACTTGTTACTTACGTTCCTAGCCATAGTTGTTGCTACGATACCAAATATAGTCTTAAGATAAGGCTCCTGAGCAGCATACTCCTCCGGGTTCCTGTATTCACTGTTTTCGCCCTGCTCCATTGCTTCGTCGTGGAGTTGGATAGAGTCAGCCATAATTCCAATCATAGTGGCAAACGGGTCAAGCCTTTGGTAGCTAAGCCACTTATCTCCTATTTTAATTGAGTAAGCTCTTTTCCCTGTGTTTCTCCATACTTTTCTTAGACCCGGACTTTCGGGTTCGCCGCCTGTGATTTTATCTCTAAGGCTTTCTACGCTCATATACATAGTCCCAGCGGCCATAACACCAAAGGACAACCTACCTACCGCCTCCGCTTGCTTGATTCCAGCTTCGTTTGTCATTATAGAGAGCATTTCTTCAGCTTGCTTTCTTGATGCTGGCATTCCAGCTTCTAAACCAAAGTCGCTTATCGCTTCATCTAAGGTTCTTGCCTCTAATCCCCTCTTAAGCCTTGTAGCACCTAAAGCTTCTTTACCAGCTCCTAGAGGAAGCGTCCTGCCAAGCGCAAATGTAAGAATGTTTGACGGAGTTCTAACGAACGGAATAACAAAACCAAGAGAAGGGTGCATTGTAGCCATTTTACCTGTGGTCTTAAAGAACTTGTTAGTGACCTCGTTAGTAAACGTGTTTACCAAAGCCCAGTCAGTTCCAGAGTCTACTAATTCACGCCTAGAAGCAGGGTCAAGAACGTTACTAATAATACCGTCTTCTAAAACAAGGTTTTTGCTTTGAAAATGAGAGTTTACGTATTGTTCAATAAACTCACTTCTGTCTTCGGTTATCTCTCCAGCCTTGTCTCTCTTGTTAAGAGCCAAGTGAGCTTCTTTTCTTACGTTATCTTCGTTTCTGAACCTACCATCTTTAGTGATAAGCTCGTTGAAACCGTCATGGATAAACTCTGCAAGCTTATTGGGGTCTTTGTGTAGTCCTCTTTTGTATCCCTCTAAAGCTAAGCTTGTCTTAGTGCGTGAGCGGAAAGACATCTGCTTAAAGAACTCATCTCCCGTCATCATAATTCTAGACGGAGAGCGAACAACTTTACCAATAACATTGAAGGCACTTTTGAGTGTATTACCTTCAGGGTTTTTCATAGCTATTTCTCCTTGAGGAGCTAGCATCCGGTCGTCTCTATAGGCTGTGTAGCCGCTAACTGAGCGAGCGTCATCGTCAACTCCTGATTTCCAAGCGTATTTCAGTGAATCTCTAAATGACTGGAAATCAAACATTGCCCTCATGTTAGCTTTTACGAGGTCTACGTTTCCTGTGGCCACTCCTCCGATAATGCTTTCAATGTGACGCAGAGGCAGAACAAGAGCACCACCAAGGAAGTTAACAGCCCAAGTCTGAGGGGAACTAAGAATAGCGTTGTAATACCACTCTTGAGAAACGCCTAAGCCTTTACGCATTACGATGCTGTATTTAGAAACGGCGTTAGTAGGCCCTACCTCGCTCTTAAGCTTAGTGATAAACTCTCCCATGTTATCAGTTCCCTTTTTCTCTAGGCTTGTTTTTTTAAAAATCTTCTCAAGGTCTTTGACAATTTTCTTAGGGCTGTATCCACGACTGTGTGCTCGCCTAAGAAGCTTACCAGCGTGGCTATTTGCTCTTTCAATAGCAACTCCTAGCGGTAAGTTCTGTCCAGCAACGTCCCTGCCTATAGAAGTTTGTCCTGTTTTGTAAAGCAAGTGACGGTCTCGTAACCCTAAAGAATACTGAGTTCCAAAATCATTCCAAATTTCTTGAATAGCCGCAAATCGGTCTAGAGAACTAAACAACTCAACCAGAGCCTCTTCAGAACTCAAGGTTACGTCACCAGCTCCGTCTAGCTTTGCTTGTGTATAGCCCGGACCGCTAGGGTCCATTGCCTTCTTAACATTCTGTAAGTTTTCGTAGATTTGGTCTTTGGCTACGTTAAGTCCCTTGAACGCTACTTCAGCCTCAATACGAAACCTTCTCATGTCTTCGGGGCTTTTTCTTAATGCTTCTAAGTCAATAGAGCTAGGCTTACCTCCCGCGCTTTCGAGTCCTAAGTTAAATATCTTTTTTGTGTCC